CTGGAACAACTACTTACGATGTAGGTGTAATACCAAAAAACTCACAACTACTTACAACTACAATTAGAGTTGCAGTAGTGAGTGACCAAGGTACTTCAGCAACTGTATCAGTTGGAAAAACTGGAAGCGCAGCATTCTTTATTGGTAATACTAATGTTAAAACTTTAGGAGAAACTTCTTCTATAGCTAACGGTGCTTTAGATCAATCTGATAGATTTGATTCTGATACACAAATTACAGCAACTCTTATAGCTGCAGGAACTACTGCAACTACAGGTCAAGTAAGTATTACATTTACGTATGTTCAAGCAAATAATTTACGAGATAAAGCGGCTAACATTTAATAATTAAAGGAGACTAACATGGGAACTACTACATTTTCTGGCCCAATTAAAGCTGGAGCAATTAAAGAAACAACTGGAACTACTTTAGGTTCAGATGTAAAAAATACAGGACAAGTTGTAATGGCACAAACTTTTTCAACAGGTACTACACTTGCTGGAGGAGCTTCTGCTGCAAATGCAACTACAGTTGTTATTCCTGCTAATTCACAAATCATAGATATAGTAATTGATAAACCTATCGTAATGGCAGGTGCTACATGTGTTTTTAGTATTGGTGATACAGTTGGAGGCAATGCTACTTTTCTTAATGCATTTTCAGTGACGATAGCTTCTGGCGTTGGCCGAGCATATCCTACGATAGAAGCTGGTGGTACATTAGCTTGGGCTGATACTGGAGCTGCAGATGTAAAACTTACATTTACAACTACTGGTGCAACTTCTGCTGGTGAAATTAGAGCTACTATTTTGTATCAACAAAATAATAATCTAACAGCATAATAAATAATTAATTAGAGGGCCTTCGGGCCCTCCTTTAAAATATGGAATTTAATTTAGATTTTTTAAGACAAACAGGTGAAGCTCTTTCTTCTTTTGGAAAAAAAGATGAAGATAAAGATACTGATATAATTAGAGTTAAAGATAAAGTTGTTAAAGATGTTAGATTAGATAAAGATCCAGCTACCGAAATGGTTGAAACTGGAGATGCTTCAGAAGCTGAAAAAGTTTATCAAAAAAAAGAAGGAAAGATTGTTGAAAAAGAAAAGAAAGAAGATAAAGAAGATAGTTTAGAAAAAAAATTAGCTAATATAGAAAAAGTTATTGATACTTTTAGTGGAGGAACTAAAGCTCTTCCAACTGGAAAATTACCAGGTAGTAATATTAATGCTGATATAAATCAAAAGCCTTTAGACATGGGCCAAGTTCAAGCTAAAGCAGCACAAGCTGAGTATTTAAAACCTTCTACTGTACCTGAAGACAGAATTGCTTTACTATATGAAGACTTAAAAAAATATAACCTAATTTAGGAGAAAAAAATGGCAGGATCGGATCTAAATGTAGCTTTTACTTCTACTACTGGAGGTACACAAACATTATTTGGTGGACCTACTAGATTAAAAGCTTTTATAATTACACCAACAGCTAGTGCAGGCACAGTAGTTTTTAAAGATGGTGGTGTAAGTAAATTTACAGTGCCTACAGCTGCAAGTGTATCATCAGGACCAGTTACTATTAATTTACCAAGTGACGGTGTAAAATTTGGTACATCTTTACAAGCAACTTTAACCGATGTTGGTGGTATAACAACATTTTTTGCATAATGGAGAATTATGGCTTTATCGGGAACTTCAACTTTTACTTTAACAGTAAATGATGTAATACAAGAAGCTTATGATAGAATAGGCGGTGATCCTATTTTAGGTTATGATGTAAGGTCAGCTAGACGTAGTATGAATATTATGTTTAGTGATTGGGCTAACAGAGGTTATAACCAATGGACTGTAGAATATAAAACTTTAGCAGTTACTACAGGAACTACAGAATATACTTTAGACTATGATACAGTAGATATCATTAATGCAAACATTCAAATAAGTAATGGAAGTGAATATGCAATGACAGCATTAGGTCTTAATGATTATGCAGCAATTTCAAATAAAACTACTCAATCTAGACCTACACAATATTATTTACAAAGATTAAATACTCCTGTACTTAAAATCTATCCAGCTCCTGATCAAAATTATACTCTTACTTATTATCGTATGAGAAAAATTGAAGATATTACAGCTTCTACTGTAAGTGGTGTAGAACAAAATATAGATGTACCTTTTAGAGCTTTCGAGTGTATGTGCGCAGGACTTGCTTATTATCTTTCTAAAAAAAGAACAGGTGTAACTGCACAAACTCAACAAATTTTAAAAGTAGATTATGAAGAAGCTTATCAAAGATTAGTCGCAGGTGATGATACTCCTTCTACTAGAATTATACCATCAACAGGCAACAGTTTTTATTCATAATGGCTAGGGTTCCAGCAAGTACTAGACCTCACAGAGCACCTTCAAATAAATTTGCAGGTGGAAAATATGCATTAGCAATTTCTGATAGATCAGGTATGTCTTTTCCTTATCAAGAAATGGTATTTGAATGGACAGGAATGTTTGTTCATACTTCAGAGTGGGAACCTAAACAACCGCAATTAGATTTAACTTATTTTACTGATGCACAGACTTTACAAAATGCTAGACCACAAGCTAGTATAAGTGCAACAGAAGCTGCAAGAACTGGTGGAGGATTACCAGGCTCTCAAACAGGTGGTGTTCCTAATCAAGTAACTGTTTTACCTGGATTTGAAAATACATCAGGGCAATCTGTTTATGTTGGAGTTGCAACTATTCCAACTTCTTGGTATACTAACAACACAAATTTGTTACAGATAGGATTAGGAAGTGTTACTGTTGTAACATGATAAAAAATAAAAAATTAAAAGTAATGATTGGAACACCTTGTTATGGTGGTTTACTTTCAGAAGCTTATTTACATGGAATAATGGATTTAACGAGAGTAGCTGCTCAAAATAATTTTCAAGTTAATTTAAATACTATTGGTAATGAAAGTTTAATCACAAGAGCTAGAAATACTTTAGTCAGTCAGTTTTTAGATATGGATAAAGAAGATGATAGTTTTACTCATTTAATGTTTATTGATGCTGATATAGGATTTAGAGGAGAAGCTGTAAAACGTGTTTTAGAATCAGATTATGATATAGCTTGTGGAATATATCCTAGAAAAAATATTGAATGGGATAAAATTCCTGAATTAATTAAAATAAGTGATAAAAATTTAGAACAAAGAGCTTTAGGTTATAATTTAAATTTTGCAGATCCTAATAAGATTGAATTAATTGGCGGTTTTACTGAAGTAATGGATGCTGCAACAGGTTTTATGTGTATTAAAAAAGAAGTTTTTTATAAGATGAAAGAAGCTTATTCTAATCTTAAATATACTAGCGATCAAATAGTTAATGGAAAAAGATATGGTAGTGACAACTGTTATGCATTTTTTGACTGTATTATTGATGAAAAAAGTAATAGATATCTATCAGAAGATTATGCTTTTTGTAGATTATGGCAAAAAATAGGTGGTAAAATACATGCTGATCTTCAAAGTCCTTTAACGCATTATGGAACTTATCCATTTGCTGGACACGTTTGGACTAAATTTAAAGTTGATGAGGTAATAAAAGATGGCAATGACATACAGCAGTCTAAAGACTGATATACAAACATGGGCTGAAAATACAGGAACAGATTTTACTAGCCAATTAGATACTTTTATAGATAATACTTTTGATTCTTTATCAAGAGATATAGACCCTATTGGATTTAATGAAAATGTAACTACTACTGCAATAGCTGGAGATAGATTTGTAAATCTTCCAACTTCTATTGAACCTATGTTATTTAATTATTTAACTATTACTGTAGGCTCTAATGTAAGTTATTTAGAATTAAAAACTTTAGCTTTTTGCCAAGAATATTGGCCTGATATATCATTACAAAATCAACCTAAATATTTTGCTAATTTTGATGATGATCGAGTATATTTAGCTCCTACTCCAGATCAAGCTTATACTTTAAAATTAGGATATCAAGGAAAAATTAATCCATTATCTAATACTAATACTACC